TTGCTAAACCTAGCTCAAAAGCGAGTTGAGGATAATTTCCTATTCTGTTATGACAGGGGCGACATACAGCCATAAGGTTTGATTCCTCAAGGATTGAGCCACCCTGAGAGCGTCTAACTATCTCATGTATATCCGCAGAACGATTTCTAGCGTAAGTTACCCTGCCGTCATACTCAGCAAATTCTGGACACGCTTCGCATAGTGGTCTTTCGTTGAGAAGTTTTTCAACTAGTGGCCTGCGAAGACGATACTCTGCTTCTTTTTTCTTCGACCTATAACGCATGGTTACATAGTAACGCCGTCAAACTCCCATTTGCCATCAAGGGTTGCCCATAGAGCTTCATCGGCGGCAGATGGCTCCATGTCAAATTCATCCATTAAGCGTTTGTGCTCAATAATCGCCTTTTCGAAAAGCTCAGTGCGTGAAATAAATTCTGCTGTCTCCGGCATTGAACAAACACGGTCAAGCTTTGATTGGACATAGTGCTTGAAACGTTCAACCTTATGACGGCGCGAGCCGTATGTAGCGATTGCTTCTGCGAGCAATCCAGCGCCAGCACTGCCCATGCGCTCATAACGCTCTCGGTCAGCATCTTCATCGTCAAGCAAATCAGAAATTTGGTCGTCGAGATTATTGATGAGGGCGGAAAGCGCCTTTTTCCATCTTTCGCGATTTACTGGCATCTCTAGATACTCGCGTTGGCTAATGCTGGCCTTATTCTTTACGTCGTCAGCGACAATACGTGCAAATGCGTCATCATTCATTTCAGTTCCAATACGTGCATAGTCCTTGCTTGAAAATGCACCAGTTGCATAATGGTGTTGGTTGTGGCTTCCAGTCATCGTTGGCATGACAGTTTTCTATTTCCCTTCTTACTGTTACTACAGTTTCTTTTACTGCTTCTACTTCGGCTTTTGTTGGCTTGTGGGTGAGCCGTGCGCCGTCTTTCAAATATAGAAGTTCTAGTTCAAATGTATCTATTCCCTCTAGTTTTTCCAACATCGCTGCGTACAGTGTTAGCTGAAAAAATTTGTCCTTGGCATATCGTGGGTTGGGGGTTTTACCTGTTTTGTAATCCGTAATTCTTGCCTCATTAAGAGACAGTCGGTGCCATCTGTCGATAAAACCTTTGACAAGGACGCCGTCTATATCGTCGTTTAGTTCATACTCAACGCCGTCCGGAAACAGAGATGATGGGTCTTCCATCTCAAAAAGATTTTCTACACACCACCAGCACGACCAGCGAAATTCATTTAAGGTTGTTTTCCCTAAATACGGTTTAACCCGTGTCTCCCATTCCCCGGATTCCCATGTTGTGGTGCACAGCATTTTTGCTGTTTGGATGTGTCGCTGTTCCGGCGGAAAATCACGGTACATATTTTCGAGGACCTCATGAACAAAGTTCCCCATCAAAGTATGGATTGTTGGGGGCTCTGAATGTTTATCTACGCGCGACAGCTTGAACTTCAGTGGACATTGCTGGAATGTCGATATGGACGATGCCGATAAGTGCTCGGGAAGGGAGCCAGGCTCACTCATCACTTTGCTCCGTTGTGCCAAAAGAAACCTGAACGCATGCGCCAATCAGTTCCGTAAGTTCATCAACGGTAGCAGTGGTTTTTGTTGGCTTGGGACGACCACCACTGTATTGTTTCCAATGATTGTTGAGTTGTTCTTTTTGTTCTGGGCTAAGAGACTTAGCAAGCCCCATAAAGTTTTCCCACAACTCGAGACGCTCTATCTCACCTGCTGGTATTGGCGCTTGAGACGCAGCAATGACTTCTTCAATTTCTATCGCATCTTCAGAGCGAGCAAGATATAGGCCTATACCTAGTGTCTGGGCGGCTTTTTTAAGTGCGTCAGAGACAGCGCCTTTCATTTCGTCACCAAGGTCAACGATGTCTCCCTGCTTAGTGCGCTTAATCTTTTGGCCACCAAAACCGTCACGAGTAACCCAGCCGACGTTTTCACCTGTGTGCCACGTGATACGCACGTGGGCGACAACGTAATCGGGGTCGAGAGAATCGCGCTGACAAGAGACGATGTCAAAAGACCACTTGTCAACACCGAGCACTTTATTGAGGCGAGTAATTACCTCGCTAACAGGAATGTAAACAAGACTTGTTCCGCCCTTGCGCAGCTCGCGCTCCATCTCTGGCGGGAAGGGTGCTGATAGGTCGTTATACAGTGTCATTTTGCTCTCCGTACGATAATGCTTTCTTTGGATTCGGATACGTCACAGAACTTATCGGCATTAATACCAATTTTTGCAAGCTCCTTGACACGCCAATATGATGGCGCGCAGTAGTCCAACATTTTGACCATCATGTCTTGTGGTGTCATAACTACTTCGCCAGTCTCAAGGTCAACTGCCATATCGCTGATGCGACTGGCGACATTTTGGGCAATACTCTCGTGCTGCCATTTCTTGCGGTCGGCTGCTGCGCGCTTTTCTATTTTTGTCCCATCGCCTAAAATCATTTCTGGGACGGAGCGCATAACTGAACTAAGGACACCGCATGCACTGTCGTACACGATGGCAACGTCAGCCTTAACTGCGTGAAGAGCAGATACGTATTCAGCAATCTCAGTCATGTCTGCGCCAGAGTTTTTAAGTTCTGACATCATTGTGTCGGCAGCACTGATTTTTGAGTTCAGTTCGTCGACGATGGAACGCCAATCAGGCGTTTTCCCTTCGCTTGTCATATTTCTCCTAGTTAGTTAGTTAGGGGCTGGTTTAGATGAGTATAGCCATAGGTCTGCGCTGTGGCAACCCCAATCCAGCTAAATATGTAAAAGCTCCAACTGCGGAGTCAACTTGGTCGTCGTGGTCACACGCTTCAGGAAATGAAGAAACTTCATCCAACCAATCAGATATCCAGCTTGACCTTACGAGTCGGACATTGCCGTTTGCTGCGGCGGCGGCAAAAGGTCTGGCCCTTGTGAACTTATCTCCAGTTGAGCGGACCCCCTGGAAATCGTAACCTGGGAGCACATAGCGGGCGTACTGGTCAATTAAAGCTTTACCGGATGAACCAGGTTCCTGCTCCATTCGGATTGAAACTGTATGTCCATCTTCTGCTGCTGTTTGCGCAATTAGCTGTTCAACCTTTTCGTTCTTAACTCGTGCGCGCTTGACATCTAGAACGTAGGCGATTCCCTGGTCGAACAGCATTAATGTGCCGACTGTCCAGTCAGGATTCGGGTTTGAGTGGCTCGGCTCGGTTGCCGCCATGTCCCAAAACCTCACAGCTCTAGCCGCAGATGTGACCTGCGGCACTTCGTGGTGGTCAATAATCGGGAAGTCAGTCCTGTCAAACAACGTACCGAGCGTTGTCGCCCACCAGTCGCCCATTTCTAGCCTTCTCCGCTCTATGGGGTCCAGGGCTGACAGGGCCATACGGTAAGACTCTGCATCAATTCCCGGGTTGTCCGTTAGCATTGATGGAACAAATATTCTGCCAGTTTCTTGGCCTTCTACGATAAATCGTTGACGAACCCAGTTGGGGGCTGGGTTTGATGCTGCCCGCATCCGCAAAGGAACTTTAGATAGTTCGCCGTTAGCAGGACGACGCAGACGAGAGAAAAGATACCTATAGTCAGACTCACGTATTTCCGTTACTTCGTCCATCCCTATGAACTGAAATTCGGAGCCCTTGTATCTGAGGTAGTCGTTAGTGTTATTAAGGTATCCAAAGGAAATTCTGGCCCCAGAAGGGAACGTTGCCACATACTGGTTTGCATTCCAATGAACGTCATCCTGGGTGGATATCCATGAGCGGAAGCGGTCCATAAGCGCTCCAGGGAGGGACAAGTCCGCGTATGTGCGCCTAAACAAAATTGCTGAATAGCCAGGCACGTCAACATATTGGAGGGCAGACATGAGGAGTGCTGAGCTTTTACCTCCACCCGCCGCGCCACCAAATAAAGCCTCTAGGGTCATCGTCCTTAAGAATACTTTTTGCGTCAGGGAGGGCTCCTCCGGACAGAAAAGTGGAGTCTTGGGCTGTAGGTATTCTAATATTTCGTTCCAATTAGTCACATCTATATCCTACGCAAGCAAGCGGTATGACTAGTATAGGTTTGTGCAAGCGCAAAGAAGGTCGCAACAGTGAAGCAACGGCTAGTTTCAGTCATAGCATTTATCAAAAAAAGAACGTCCAGAGCAGCAGCCGCCAATTTAATGATGGCGTCATTTATAATTATGACATCGATTGGCGCATTTTTTATTGACGTGTCCGCGGGTTTTATAACCCTCGGCGTGTCTTGTGGCCTATTGGGCTTGCTTTTGGGTCTAGAGTAAATTAGGTAAACATGGCGTGGAACTCCGGTAGCAACAAGGCTTTACAGTCCGGCTCTCAAAAATCTATTTTAACACCGGGAGCGCCAGTGGCGTTCAATACCGGCATCGCTGGAAAGCCATATCGAGATTCGTGGGACATTGAACGGGCTTACCGAGAGGGAATGTCCAAGGTAACTTGGGTAACACGTTGTATTGATGCTATTGCGGGAAACCAATCGCGCCTACCAGTAATTCTTAGAAAAGACAATTCTCCTTCAGGGAAAATAATTACTGACAACAGGAATAACACAATACTGGACATATTGAACACAAAGTCCAACATGGGGGAAAATTCTTTTGTTTTCCGGTATCGCCTTTCCTCTCAGTTGCTTCTTTCTTCACGTGGAGCATTTATTGAAAAAGTCCGCGGCAAAGATGGCTCTGTTGTTGCGCTGCAGCTTCTGCCTCCACAGCACACTGCACCAATACCAGACCCAAAGAAATTTGTTGCTGGATTTGAAGTTGACATGCGAAACGGCACCAAGATTACGTTGCCGCCCAAGGACGTTATTTGGATTAGAAAGCCTCACCCTCTAGACCCGTACCTGTCCCTAACGCCGCTTGAATCAGCAGGAATTGCTATAGAGATTGAGAATCTCTCAAAAATTTACAACAGAAACTTCTTGCTTAATGACGGCCGTCCGGGTGGAATGATTGTTGTTCGTGGCGAGATTGACGACGACGACAAAGACGAATTACGTGCTCGGTTTAGGGGCAACGTCAACCGTGCCGGCGCGATTACTGTTGTCTCGTCCGATGAAGGTGTTGACTATGTAGATACTGGCGCAAGCCCAAGAGACGCCAACTATATACAAATGCGTCAGATTACTAAAGAAGAAATACTTGCTGCTTTTGGCGTTCCGGAATCCGTAATCGGCAATGCGTCAGGAAGGACTTTCAGCAACGCCGGAGAAGAACACAGGGTGTTCTGGAATGAAACTTTGCTACCTCATCTAGAGCTAATTGCCAGAGGATTAGACGAACTCGACCCAGACCATTACATCGACTTTGATACTTCCGATGTTCCTATTTTGATTCTGTATAAGCAAGAGCGTGAACGTTACTTACTGGACGAATTCCAAAACGGCCTGATTAGCGGAAACGAATACAGAGCAGAAACAGGACGCAAGAGAGTCGACTCCGACCTTATGCAGGCAATGTTGGCAAATCCGAACCTGACGCCAATCGGTTACACCGACAGAAGATTTGATTCTCAAGAGCAGGCACAGCAGCAAGCAGCAATGATGGGCCAGCCGGGAATGCCTGGAGTCGCCGCAGCAGGGATGATGCCGCAGGCACCTCCTCCTGGCGCTCCTGGGGCGGAGGGTCAACCAGCAATGCCTGAAATGGGTTCAATCCCAGCAGAAATAATTAACTTAAATGCTGGTCAGCCACAAGAAGGCATGACGGCTACGTTGAACGCAGAAGCCGCACAGCAACCGCAAATGCCCACCATGGCATCACCAAGCGCGCTGTCCGCCTTTGACAGAGAGATGCAGGTTAAATCGGCAGAAATACGCGACGACTGGGAATTTAAAGCTGACCAATCATCCGACACATGGACGGAAATACTCGACAGGACCCTAGAAAGATTCTTCGAGAGGCAGCAACGTGTTGTTCTTGAAAAGGCAATGGGAGCCAAATCAAAGAAAGCCATAGATTCTGGAAGTCTTTCCGTCGATTCAATTTATGACACGGCAGTTTGGGACAAACAGCTCGAAGACGATGTGCGTCCTATTTTGTCTGGGATTGTAAAAGACGCATCACAACTTGCATCTGAACAAACCGGAATACCCGTTGATATGGGCGATGATGAGGTCAAGGAGCTTATAGACGCTCAAATGTCAAGAGTGCGAAAAGCGAACAACACCACACGAGATGAAGTCGCATCTGCAATACTGATTGCGCTGGCACTTTCCGATGACGAAGATAGGGCCGGAATGTTGAAGGCGGCTTTGTCTGCAATATTCATTAACATCTTGGCCAAACGCAAGCGGTCCATCGCTGAACACGAAGCGCAAAGCTCATATAACGCTGGGACATATTTTGGAGCACGCCAATCGGGCGCAACAACAAAAACATGGGTTACTCGCAAAGACGCAAAGGTAAGAGGAGAGCACAAGTTGCTCGAAAATAAAACCGTTGATGTTATGGACGATTTTGCCCTAGGCCAGGAAACACTCAGGTTCCCTGGAGACCCACTTGCGCCTCCTCATTTAACAATGAACTGCCGCTGCAAGCTTCGATTCAGCGTTGACTGATAACTTGCAGTAAAGTACTGCAATTTCTTGTACCGCAAGGCGGTGTCGACAGATTATTATTTAATAGGTGAACGTCGAAAGGCTATTTTAAATGCACTTCAGCAACTTTACTGAAAGTCGTGACTTTACTGAAACTAACTACAAGTCTCTTTCTGGGCAAATAAATGTAAACGAGGCTAAGGGTATTGTCGAATGCTTCGTTGCTGCCTTGGGAAACAAGGACAGTGTCGGCGATATTTGTCTACCGGGATGTTTTACTGAAAGCCTTAAGCGCCGTAAGCCTCGCGTTGTTTGGGGACATAACTGGAATGAACCAATCGGCAAGGTTCTTGAAATATATGAGGTTGGACCAAACGACCCACGCTTGCCTCAAAAGATGAAACAGAGGGGCGTAGGCGGATTATTTGCCAAAGTACAGTTTAATCTTGGCGCAGAAAAAGGTAAAGAAGCGTTCGCTAACGTTGCTTTTTTCGGTCTTGAGCAAGAATGGTCAATAGGCTACAAAACACTCGACGCAGTATATGACAATGGCCAGCAGGCAAACCTCCTAAAGGAGGTGGAGCTCTACGAAGTTTCTCCAGTACTCCATGGAGCAAACCAACTAACAGCAACGCTGTCCATCAAGTCAGAGAACCAGATGGATGATTATTCAGAAAAGGGTTCAAAACTAAAAGACCCCAAGGGCGGACTGACGGCCGCTGGCCGCGAGCACTTCAAGCGCACGGAAGGTGCAAACCTAAAGCCCGGCGTTAAAGGTCCAGCAAATACTCCCGAGAAGATGAGACGCAAAGGCTCTTTCCTGACAAGATTCTTTACAAATCCTTCCGGTCCAATGAAAGACGACAAAGGAAAGCCGACCAGACTAGCCCTGTCGGCTGCAGCATGGGGAGAGCCTGTGCCACAGGATAGGTCTGACGCAGCCGCTCTTGCAGCAAAGGGTCGTCGCCTTCTAGAAAGATACGAAAACTCAAAAGAAAAATCCCTAGACGCCGATATCGATTCAAAAAATCATGCGTTGATTTACGCGCCGCAGGCCGGAGGAATGTCAAACCCATCTTCAGGACGAATGGGCGGGCTTGCGCGAGGCATAGGAATGCATTTCGGCGGCGAGGTTGTAATACGAAGCGCCGATGAAAACATGGTCGTGTTTGACCTCGCTAAAGACGGAGCAACAGAAACACTTAGGGCCAGTTACCACACTCCCAACGAAGTGGATTTCATGTTCGGCCCAGCAACAAAAGTTCGTCAAGAGGTTGTTTATATTCCCGTTGATGGGTCAATGGGTAGCAGGGTATCCGGCATCGATTTGCCGTCAAAGCCACATGGATGTGGTTGTGGAGGCTCCTGCGGTGGCGCAAAATCAGAATGCCAATGCGGTGGTTCTTGTGGCGGCTCTTGCTCTACGAATCAAATGAAATCATGGAATGACTTTAAGTCCGACAACCCTGGGGTGCACTTATTTATCAAAACGGCAGATATGGATATGTATCAAGCCGCCCAAGAAATAGGGTTTCATCATGGTTTTGATGTCGAGCTTCTATCCGACGGATTTGCCGTGCCAAACATTGACTGGTATGGCGAGGGTGCATCAGACGCACTAGTTACAGCAATGGACGGAATGGCACAAAAGTTTGCTTTTGGCAGGAGCGCTAGGTCCACGGCAAAAAGAGCAAGAAAACTTGTGAAGCCCTCTTCATTCGATGGGGATGGTGACGGCTTCATGACTGGTCGAGACGGTAGGGACAATATCCCTTACAAGCCAAGGATGCCGAGGACCGACGAGCCAATCGAGATACCTGAGGAAATCCCAGTACCCGAGCCAACTCGTATACCCAAGCCAAACCCAGACAGAACGCCGTCTAGGCCAACACCGGCTCCAGCGCCGTCTGTTCCTCAGCCACAGCGTCCTGCCGTTCCGACCGGCAGAAGAGGCACTATGCCTAGAATGCCGCGCACAGATGAGCCAATCGAAATTCCGGAAGAGATACCGGTTCCAGAGCCAACCCGTATTCCTAAGCCGAATCCGGACAGAACCCCTTCTAGACCAACTCCGGCACCAGCCCCATCAGTTCCGCAACCGCAGCGTCCTGCGGTCCCAACGGGCCAGCGTCGCAGAGAAGAAATACGTAAACAAATGATGGAGTTGCTCCGCCGCCAGTACATGGCTTCGCGAGGAAAAGCAGACACGTATGCCGTATATATGACCGTTTCTGAAAATCATGACATCAACATTAAGAGCGCCCAAAACGTCAATAGTCGTGACATTGACTCGTTGCTGCTTGAAATGCCGGTTGAGTACATTTACGAATTCAAGTCACTTATTGACCCCGTAGCGGACTACCACCGAATTAGTGTTGTCGCCGTGGACTCTGGTCTAAAAATATTCGATGCCTCAAAGCTCACAGTGGCAGCACTGGACGCAATGAGCAACGTGGTTAGAAGCTGGTAGAAATGTCTTCCAGATTCTCTCGTCCAAAGAATAACGTCAGCCAGAATAAACCGCAAATAGGTTATTCTAAACCTGTAGACAATCAAAAGAAATCGTACAAGTATCACTGCATGGTTACGGGCGATAAACGCTCTCATCCTTGTGGAGGATGCGTCAACCCTAAAGGTTGTTTATCAAATTCGATGCAGTACAAGGAGACAATGTAATGGCCGAAGCACCAGTAGTAAAGCTTGACGCTGACGGTGAAGTGGTTCAGTGCGCCAAGGGCATGGACTCTGGCGAGTGTGGTTACACACCCGGAGCAAAGGTTTGCGGTAAGTGTGGCGCTGTCGCACAGCAAATGAAGTCAGCTTCAATCGGCGGAATGATGGGCATGGGCGGCGGACCTGCTGGCATGCCAGTTGCTGCACCGATGCGCAAGAAACCTCGTCCAATGGGTCCTCCAAGTCTTGATGACGAAGAAGAAGATGACCTTGTGGGCATGGAAGGCATGGAAGAAGACGACGACATGATGGACGACGAAGACGACATGATGGACTCTGAAGACGGCAAGATGATGGGCTACGACGGCTCTGAAGACGATGAATCAGAGATGTACGTCCGCCGCGCAGCACCAAAGCGTAAGCGCGGTGTTGTTGCCATGGAAGATGCCGACATGGAAGAAGACATGATGGAAGAAGAGGATGACATGGAAGATTCCATGATGGCCTCTCGCCAAAAGATGAGAAACCGTCGCCTCGGCAGCATGGGATACAAGTCATCTGAATTTGATAAAGATGCTTTCCTCTGCTCTTTTGACCGTAAGGTTTATCCAGGCGGTTCTCCTGTTTGTGATTCATGCCCTGGTGGATGTGTACCAGAAGACGGAATGCCTTCTTTGCTTGAAGTTGAAGGAATGGCGGAAGACATGTTCAAGGGTAAAGTCCTTGACTCTGGTTACTCCGACGAAGCAGACCTCTTCGTGGTTGACATTGAAAGAAAAGATGGCAAGCCTGTAGAGATTTTCTTCGATGGTTCATCTGGCGAAGTTATGGGCTGGCATCTTTTGAACAGCGACCTTGTTGAAGTGAAGTCTGCGCTTGTTAATAAAGCAATGATTAGCTTTGGCGATGCTGCTGACATTGCGGTAAAGACGGTCACTGGTGACATCGTTGCTGTTGAGCCAGATGTATTTGAAGGATACGACGTATACGCAGTAGAGATTGACGGCATTAACGGCAAGTCCTATGACGTTTTCGTTTCACTCGATGGTGAAGTTCTCGGCTATGACGAGTACACGATGGAAGAAGCAACAGAGATTGAGGCAGAAGCTGCCGAAATCGCACTGAAGCGTGCTTACAGCGAAGACACTCGTAAGGCAATGTCAGATAAGGGACAAGCTCTTCCTGACGGTTCTTATCCAATCGCTGACGAAGCTGACCTCCGCAACGCAATCCAGGCTTACGGTCGAGCAAAAGACAAGACAGCAGCTAAAGCGCACATTATGAAACGTGCAGTTGCTCTTGGCAAAGAAGACCTAATCCCAGTTTCATGGGTTTCGAAAGAAGACATTGAAAAAGCAAAAGCTGGAGAAAAGTCAGCAGATGACAATTTCCTATCAACGCTGATGGAATTTGAAATGCTCACTGTTGCCGAAGATACAGAAACAGATTCGGAGTAACCATGAGAAAACTCACACCAGAGGAGCGCGAACAGCGCCGTACAGGAAAAGTAAATGCAGTCCCTGTTGAGGCAAAAAAAGATGCCCCTATTGAAGAGCCTAAGCCTGATAAAGCAGATGCTCCCGCTGTAGAGACTGAGCTTGATACGGCAAAAGAAGAGGAAGCTCCTAAAAAGGAAAGCAAGCCTAAGAAAACGAAAGACGCAGCCGAAGATGTTGACACACCAGCAAAACAAACAAAAACTGTCGTGTCTTTGTCACCGGGGATTCCCAAGTCGGCTGAGTAATAAGCACTGGTGGTGTCCCAGTGCAGGATGACGTACTAAAAAACAAACTACTAGGAATTGCATCTTCCAAAGATGCAAAACTAAGCACGGCCCCTTCTGCATCGTCTAAAAAAAATACAGACGATGAAATAAAAAAAGAAGATAAACCAGAAAAGCCATCTAAAGCTCAGTCTGAATATGAACAGTTCCTAATTGACTGGGAGCCGTCGGACCCATTGCCGTTTTTCCCGCCTGGAAAAATTATTAAACTGTGCCATCTAAGCAACAATCCGATGGTCACCGGGTCGGATTACTACATAGACAACCCTGAAACAACTAAAAAACCTTATAAGCCCAATAAAAAGAGCATAGAAGAAGAGTTTTTAGAAGTTAAAAATCTTGGACCAAAACTGAGTCGCGGTCTGTCTTCGCTTTTAGCCATGGTCGCCAGGTCCAGAGGGCTATGGGTGGATGACAAGAATAAATTGCGTTGCCCGGAAGGGACACCAGCTGCTAACCAATTTACAGACATAACGGGAAGCAACTGCTTTATACCTTCACCATCCACTGCAGCACAAAGTGGAGCACGAGCAGCAAGAAGAGCGTTTGGTACTGCAGAGCAAATGGCGGCAGGTATGGGGCAGCGCGTTGACCGCAGCCCATCTGGGCGCTCCACTGCTGCAGCAAGATATTCCCCTTCAGATTTAGCAATGCTCCAGGCGGGAATGGATATTGGCGGAAGAATGGCAATGCTAGGCGGCGCATCTCCAAGCCTAAGACAGACAAGAGGCACGGGAGCTGCGTCAAAAACTGGGATGCCAATTTATTACATTGGCAAGAGAGAGGCAATAGCGAGGGGTAAAGACCTAACGCGCGCTGCAGCTGAACTAAAAAGACGCTATTCGCCAAGCGCTCAGGCTTCAGAAGCAATCGTTTATCCTCCTGGCTCAAAGTTTGCTGGTCAACCAATTGGAGATGTTCGAAATAAGGCTGACTTCATGAGGGCAATGCAAGAATTTATGCCCAACGTTGACCCCAATGAATTTTCTGAATATTTTGACAATGCAATCCCTGGTGTTTTAAGTATTACCGAGCGCAGAGCATATGTGGGAATGTTCGAAGCTTTCTGGCAGGCAACAATTCAACAAATGACCGAACAGCCAGAGGCTTACAAAATCATCACAACATTCGAGATGATGGATGATATTAATACCGCTGTAGAGATTCAGGTTGACCCATTTTCTCCCAGCCCACAAAGTGGAGGAAGATTAGCGGGCGTTGGTGCCATACAAATGGCTAGACAGGCTGGCCTTATGGCAGAAGGCGGAGCTCACGTAAGGTTCAAGATAAGTCCATTCGGCATGTGGCAACAAGCCAACAATGTTGGTCGCAATATGGATAGTGACGGCTCTGGGTGGTGGGATAGCCGCGAAGGACGGATGCACTATATAGCAGTCCACGAGACAGGGCATGTTGTTGACTTCTATCAAAAGCTAAAGGCTTTTGGTCTAGACCCCAACGTGATGGGGACATACACGGCTCCTACGAGAGTTGTTAACGTTCCTGGTGCCGGCCCGTCTGTTCAACAAGACAAATACAACGGCGCTTGGATAATTGACTGGTCGCAAGTTTCAAATCCATTGAATAACCCCTTCATCGACGACATGATTCAGGCTGCTGCAAGACTAAAGAGCACTCAGTACACCGGTTCACGTTTTAGCGGACGAAAAATAGACCTGCAAGACGATATGAATGCTTTTTACGCAAACCTTGTTTGGGGTTTTCAGAACAACATTAATCACTCCCCGGACGACTTACCCCTTATGGCCGCACTCGTTGGAGGCGCGTATGCAACAGAAGCTGGCGTAGAGACAAGAGCTGAGTATTTTGTCTATAGACGCTTGTTTGGAGAACTGAGAGGAGCTCAGTCGGCATCACCAGGATTCAATCCTTTCAGGGACCAATTGCAAACAGGGCCATTCGATGCGACTCCAAGTGACATCGACCTACGAACAACTTCCGCTAGAAAGAATCAGAGCAACAACTTGCTCACTCATTTCTTGGATGCATGGGCAACGCAGGAAAGACAAAGAGCATTAGAGCCAGGTGGAGCTTTATATCAAATAATTCAGCAATTACCACCTGGGCAAGCTATACCGCAAAGCATTATTGAAGACTTTGAAAGAAACGTTGCCGCAGATACGTTGGGGAGACTCAACAAACTCGGGCAAGATGTTTTTGGTGTAGCACCAAATCAATGGAACATTAGTGGTCGAATGGGGAATATCCAGGGGCCTTCAAGTAGACCGCCATCACTCCATGCCCAAAGAGTTAGAACTGCTGTTCGCTCTAATAATATAAGGACTACACGCGGCAAAAAACAACCCAGCGTCAGCTACGGAATAAGTGGTCGAATGGGCAACCCGGACCCAGTAAAACCTCAGCGTCCTCGCGAGCCAGACAACGGCCCATTTACTGGAAAATTCCTAGACGTATTGCGTGGTTCATCTACGTGGAAACAATTTGCAAAAAAATATCGTGACCAAGAAGTTGTTTTCTTTGACTATGAAACCACCGGGTTTGGTGATGACGGCAACATGCCGGTGCAAATCGGCGCAGTAAAAATGAAGAATGGGAAAGTTGTTGAACGTTTCAATATTTTTGTAAACCCTGGAATACCACTAGGTGATTGGGCAAAAAAGAACCTTAAAGACGACAAAGGGCAACCACTAACTGATGAATGGCTTGCTTCAAAAGCTTCACTAAAAGAATCTCATGAAAAACTATTAGAGTTTTTTGGAGAAGATGCCCTGCTAGGAGGTCAATACACTCCGTTCGACCTTGAGGTGTTGGAGCGCATACTGGGACAAGTCGGTCTCGAGTACAAGCCGGCTGGGGTTATTGATTCAAAGGCAATGGCCGACGAAATACTGCCGCGGTGGACGCCGGAAAACCCAGATGGTCCAACAATGATTGACCCAAAAACCGGTGCCAAAAAAGGTTCTAATAGCCTTGGTCCTCTAGCGGAATACTTGGAAGTTGACTTAGGGGATGGTTGGCACACAGCCGATGCCGACTCTGAAGCATCAGCAATGATTATTGAACGAATGCTAGATAGAGCCGCATCAAGGCCAGACACACCAAGACGCATACTTGACGTTGACCAAGTGCCGCTAATCGTTCAGGAACGCCGTGCTCAGTACGACAGAGACATGGCAGATTACTCGAAGAAAAAAGCCGAATACGACCAGTTAATCTCAGGACGCATGGGTGCTTCCCAGTTCGAGACAGCAAACGGTTCTGTGTACACGCGCCAGCAAGATGGAACATTCCGCAGAAAAAAGAGCGCAATGCTTGGAACGACAATTGAAGATACTGATGTGGAATCGACATTCGATAACACAATGTTTGTCGACGCCGACGACGCGTATCTAATCATGGCGCAGGGGCAAAGGGGCGCAATAATTGATAAAGATGGCGACCTAGTTGGCAGGAGATACGACGATACTGACCTAGATAGCGCAAAGTTTATGTCTTTCCGGCGCGAGGGAGATGACTTTGATACTGCATACAGAAAAGCTGGCGGAACAGTTCAGGAAGAAAAAATACCTGCAGTCCGCATTAGTAGAGAACCGCAAACTGGGCTAAAGCCAATCGAATGGAACAATAAAGACAACAAGTTCCATGTTGGTAGCCCTGTTTCCTCTATAACAATGGAGACGAGTCAGCAAATATCTGGCAGAATGGGAAATCCTCAACGAGCATCTTTGGCAAAAACAGTGCAGGTTAAAGAGATGCTTGCCTCGACGAAAAGCTCTATTGGTGCAGCAATGTCGGATGAGTACATTGATTCTTGGCCTGAAATTCAATCAAAGCTAAATCAAAGCGAAATTATTGCTCGTAAGCCATTGACTAAATCAGAAGCCCGTCAAAGGACTAGAAGTGGAATTCAATGGTTTGCTAAAGCCTTGCAAGATGCAATAGGTGGAGAAGGTAGAGACCCACAGCAAACAGCTGTGTCGCCGTACTTAAGAGGCGTTGAGCTTGACTTCATGGCACACATAGCAGAAATGTCTGAGGATGAACTTGAGCAAGAAGTAATCGATGCCATATCAGAGTTTCACGCCGGGATAGACCCGCGCCCACACATCCAGGTGTGGCAAGGGGATTTAACGCGCATTATTCAGAATGGCTACAAGACGACCCATCAGGTAGATAGCGACCACAGCAATAGTCCAATGAGAAAAGTCTATGAAGCAGAAATAGGCATACATCCCGACGTTCCCGATACAATGAGACCAGCTTCTGGTTATATAGTTCATACAGATTGGCTTAACGCAGAAGACAAAGCTGCAGCGGATTTATTACAGTTGGTCCCCGGCGCTGACCCTGAAGTAAATTTCCCTGAATTCACTTCCCGAGGCACTGCGGAAACAATGCGCGGTCCTGTTCACGTATATGGTGGAGCTGAAATTATATTGCGTCCAGAAACTAGCGGAAGAACTTTTTATGGATATGGTGATTCACTCAGAACTAGGTTTACCCCTGCTAGCGTTGAGTCAGTCGACCCAGACGAAGTTGCTCGGTCGATTATTTTTGGTGGAACAACACCGGTAGAAAATATGCTCGATTTGCTTCATGGCAAATGGACGGGTGACTATTCTTCTAGGCGCTATGAAGCAAACAGCCCATCAAAAGAGTATTATGAAGCCCTCGTTGTTGGGGGATTCGATGCTGCCGACATAGAGGAAGTAATAATCCCTTCTCCAGAGGTAATCCCGGTTGAGGTGCTTTTTGAGTCAGAATCGTTACCTGGGCAAAGAAATGAAGACAGAATTGCTAGAGGATACGACAGAGACGCAACAATACCTTCTTTTTCAAAAATGAAAGAATCTCAGTATTGGGTTGACAACGCCGGTGTAAGCGCCGAAGATGCCGAAATTATAGCTAGAGAAATAGCCAATAAAAAATTATTGTCCGTTGGTTCTAATGTTAATTTAGCCCGACTCCTTGCAGCAGAAAAAATCCGCAAACAGCTAGAGGCTGCTGGAGCAAAAATGACAGTCCGCAATGATACGGGCATGGACTTCTTTAACCCAGACAGCTGGATTAAGGGCATTAAAGACAAGTCGATAGAAGATGTTGCGGAGGCGCGTATGCGGCAAAGAATAATGTTACTAATAAAAGACCAGCTGGCTAAGGCTACAGCATGAAAAAGATATTGGTTGGAAAAACTAGAGACGAGGGAAAGCTATATTTTGTCGTAGGTGGGAAGACGGATGGCATTTATCAAACCCGAAACAGAATGACCGAAGTTAGTTTTTGGGATTTTGTTGACAAAAGACCGGATTTAGAAGAACTAACAATAACCAAAACCCAGAAAATGCTTTGGTCAAGAAATGTCTCAAATGCGGAGTGGGTTTCCCGCTTTATGCCGCCGCAGTGGAGGGTTAGCGAGGATGAAAACCCATACAACCTCAAAGTGAGTCGCGCATTAGATACAATAAGAACTACGACAGATTATCTGTTCTAGAATTAGCCCTGCCGCAAGGATACCTAGTGGATACTTTTGAGAAATTTCTCTCCAACAAAATTATAATTGTAGACGAAGAAAAAGCAGGCGGGCCTGCTGGCGCTGTCATCCCCCAAGAGAAGTTTACTGGCGACGTATTGAAAGGTCGGGGGCCCAGAAGGGGAAATCTCGAGAGACTCCTTAGATACTGGCGTCCAATAATGAAAAAGCCGGGGGGCTTTAGGCGCTGTCGCGTAATCCTGGCGGACCATCCCGAGCTTTATCCATTAGAAAATATTTGCGCATGGCTACACCACGAAACAACGGGTTTATGGCCTAACGAAGGGTGCCACCATCCCGGAATGAAAAACTGCAAAAAAAAGCTTAAAAAGGTTACTCAAGGGAGTCTTTGGACAGACAAAGACTTTGACGACAGAATGAGAAAACTTACATCTAGGGCAACCAGAAAGAGTCTACAATTTTCTGGTGTAGTAACCCCTGATGAGCCCTTTGCGCCAGTAATCACTAATGAAGATTACGACCACGCTTTTAAGGTTTTACAAGATTTTTTTGAAATGGAACCAGATTTTTGCAAAATGCTCATAGACGAATCCAATTGGGAGCATACGCACGGTTTTGAAACTCCAAAAATTAAGATGGTCCCGGTAGATGAAGACAGTATCTCTTTCTGATTGTTGCAGCGAAAAAGGGCTGCAGCCGATAATCCAGACTCGGCACGTGATGCCAGAGCTGGCGCTGACGCACGTCAACGCTTTTGAAGAGCCTTTGCCTAAGGATTCCAACTATCAAGCAGCTGTTTTATACAAATGCGCAATGCAGCGTCGCGGCGGACGACAGGGACTCGAGGTAAAGGTTGGTTCAATTACGTCTACGAGCCCATTCCTGCAAGGTGTTCAGTCTGTTGGCTCAATGCTTGTCCCTGGAGATACTGCCCCCCTACGAAGCCCAATTCGGTCAGGGCTAGCCAGGCTTGTTACTCCTGGTGGAGCCCGCGGTGCTAATCCTTTTGCTTATGGAAAACCAAATCGTGGCTATAGGTGCCCAGAGGGCTATCAATATGGCGGAAGATTTACTGACTCTCGTTTTTCTACATGTGGCAAGCAGTTATTTGATTTGCCAGGCACGATTGGTGCAGTAATAGGAACTGCACTTAGAAGGTCTGCAGATTCATTAATTGACGGTTTCAAGCCAACTACAAGCCGCGTCGGCGCACTGTCAGTATCTGGAGACATAATTCAAAGTAGAGCACCGCAGATACCAAGAGTGTCGTCTCTTAATAAAAGAGTCAGAAACTCCAATACACAATCAGTTGTATCTGCAATGTCCAGTGTTACGGAACCATACAGAAGAATGGTGCGCCGCGACGGATTTGTTCTTGAGCCGGTTGTGAGTAACGCCGTTCTGAGAACTATCCCTGACAACAGAGACATGGAAGGCGCAACTTTTATACAAACAGCTCTTGAGCCGAAGACAATAGGACAAGATGAACTTGGTCTACTTTCTAACACCGGCATTCAGAAACTTGTCTACGTTCTCAATGGTGGCTCAACTCTCAATATCGAAAAAGCTAGACCCCTAACTGTTGGCGAAAGGCGAAAGCTCGGTAAAACCGTGAATGTCGCAATGAGGGCCGACAACAGTTCTGACCCAGCAGCAAGACTGAGGCTTGTTGCAGAAGAGATGGGCGATGCCATTAGGTATGAAGAGTCGTTCGACCAAATATCAAACCCTAATGAAATAGTTATAGCAAAAATTCCTGGCTCGAACGTCAAAAAGCGTGTAAAAAGATGGGTATATGAAGCCTTCTATGCAAAGAAACCCACCAAAAAAACCCCAACAGAGATAGACACAGAAGAAGGCGACACTCTTTCTCCTGGTAAAAGAATTGACAATCTGTCTGGGGCCGTACGTCACTTAAATGCAGGCGGTTCTCTGGAAAACATATCCAGTGCAATCCGTGTGGAGGCCCTAAGACGTAGCCGACTTTACAAAACTGGGAAATTAAAAGAAGGAGTTATTCTGCACGAACGCGCAGATGGACAAACCGTCTTTGAAATGAAGCCGAAAAAAGATTTTGAACACCTGGGTGCCGCATTTGCATCCGAAGTTCAAAGGTCTCTTGGTTTGATTGCTCCAAAGGTGAGAGTTGCAGGAAGTGGTAATAGGCGTCCGTATTTGATTGGGGAAGCCCAAGATGCCGCCACCAAAGGCTCGCAATCGCGCTCAGATGGGCTCAAAAACGTTGCCGCAGAAGATTTGGTTGGACTAGCTATCGCCGACTGGCTTACCGATACGTATGGAAGGTCTCCCGCCAATATTGCTCCAGTGAACATTAGTGGTTCAATGCGTGCTGTCTCTTCAATAAATCCGATGGCTGGCTTGCCGACATCAAATGCTCGAAACATTAGGGTCAGAATGGACTCTTCTATTGACGATTTTTTTGGCGAACAGTTGCGTGAAATGTATCGCAAAAATTTTGAGCGACTACAGGCTGAACAACGCAAAAAAGCTTTACAAATAATTGCTTCATACATAGAGCGTGCGCAAGATATAGACTTTGCAGAGATGAGAAGACGTCTGACTTTGGATGGCTCTTTATCTCAATCAGAAAAACGACACCTTGGAATTATTGAAAACCTTTTTACCAGAAGGCTCGAAACACTCCGCACGTCGCGAGCAGCATTTGTAAAAGTTCTCGGTCTAAAGTAAAATGAAGCAAATTTCTCTTGTCAAAGACAAAATAGACGGTTCTCCTTTTGCTGTTCTTTTGATAGATAAAGGTTCAGTCACAGCATTTGGCTCCCCCGGACAGGGAGAAGATTGGGCAGAATGGGTTAACAGCCAAGAGACATCAGTAGAGGAAATACAAGACGTTCTGGACGTTCGCCTAGTTGCTGAGCCATCAATCCCAGCAAAGAAATTTAACGAGAGCTCAATTAGTAGTTACTTGGGTCAAGAAGCAATGGATTTGCTGATGGCCGAATTGAACAAAAAGGCTCTTCTAGAAATAGTCCAAGTTAAATCAGAAAGCCAGCCGCAAGAACCCGACGAAGAGGACCTACCCGATTACACGCCAATATCGGTGTGGCCTTTATCGGAAATATCATTGGCTTCCATAGATGTTGCTTACAAATCGCAGCTTGCTGATTACAAAGCAAAAGCTTTTAATGCCGACAGAAACAGGCGCGCGCTCGCTCTTGAAGTGAAATGGGCTAGAGCTATTTGGGACAACGACCGTCAAGGCTGGCGCTGTCCTCCGGAAACAACTAATGGTGGCCAATTCACTAACAGAATGGGCATTGGCTGTACCACTGGCCTTGTTCGCCGTCTTGGTCAATCGCTAATGAGCATTGAAGACAGAAATAAACTTCAGATGCAGCTTCCAGGCCTAGAAGACCCTAGAGGTTTCCTGTATCGTTCTGGCGCGCTAATTGACCAGCGAGCAGAAACAAGGCAACGTGAATTCGCCGAACGGCAAGAACGTCGCGCAGCACGACGCGTTCGTAGCCTCATTGAAAAAGAAGGCAAAAAAGAGCAAGAGCGTTTAGCCAAAGAAAACAAGCGTAAACACCGTTCTGGGGAATCCCTAAGAGACATTTATTCAAGCTTTTCACCGGATGCGAGCAGAGTATCTCGTGCACGCGCCGCTGGCGCAGTAAAACTTCGTCGTTTTGCAGCCAATGTAGAGCAAGAATCGCTCAGGAATATTGGAACTAGTCAGCAACGTAGAGACCGCAGGGTTAGGGCCGTTAGCGAAGAAGCCATAGATAGCAAAAAATTAAAAAACTTGCGCGATTTTGGTGGCAAAATACCTGGTTCAAAACTCGGCGGATACGTTCAATTCGCAAAGGCTGACGAAGAAGAAAAATCGAGAGCTGTCGATATAAACGGAGAACTTGTTGTTCCTCGCGTTCTGGTCGACATGGACGAAATGCACTCAAATCCGTATTACGGAAAAGATTTTTTAACAGACGAAAATGGAAAGCAA